GTACGTGAAGTCAAAAAAGAAAGAGATCCAAAAACAGGTGCTTTAGTTGTTGATTCTGTTGCAGAATACTACGTGTTCAATGATCGTGGTACAACAACTCAAACATTTACCGCAAATGTAACTCAAGGTCTTCGTATTGCACCAGAATCTATTATTAATATCAATTCTGGTTTGATGGATGCAAAGAATACTTTTGTTATTTCATACTTACATAAAGCAATCAAGCCACTCAATCAGTTACGTATGATTGAAGATGCGATTGTTATCTATCGTATTTCACGTGCGCCTGAACGCCGTATTTTTTACATTGACGTTGGTAACTTGCCAAAGGGCAAAGCAGAACAATATCTGCGTGACATTATGATCAAGTATCGTAACAAAATGGTCTACGATGCGAACACCGGTGAACTGCGTGATGAACGTAAACACATGTCAATGTTGGAAGACTTCTGGTTACCTCGTCGTGAAGGTGGTAAAGGTACAGAGATTACTACACTACCAGCTGGACAAAACTTGGGTGAATTGGAAGATGTTAAATACTTTCAGAAGAAACTTCTTCAGTCATTAAATGTTCCATACTCACGCCTTGAATCACAAGAGGGCGGAATGGCTGGTTTAGGTCGTTCACAAGAAGTTACCCGTGACGAATTGAAGTTTGCAAAGTTTGTTATTCGTTTGCGTAATAAGTTTGCACAGTTATTTGATGAAGCATTACGAATTCAATTAGTTTTAAAAGGAATTTGTACACGTGAAGAATGGGATGAATTTAAAGAAGACATCTATTATGACTTCCGTAAAGACAATAACTTTGCCGAATTGCGTGAAGCTGAACTTTTACAAAACAGATTACAGATGGTAGGCTTGGTTGACCCTTATATTGGTAAATATTTTTCTCAGCATTATGTTATGAATAAAGTTTTAATGATGACTGAAGAAGAAATTGAGTCTATGCAAAAAGAAATAGAAGAAGAGAAAGATACTCTTCCGGATAATATGCAAGGTCCAACACAGATGGATCAAGGCGCACAGCCTGACCAATTACCACCACAAGACGGTGGTGCCGCTCCACAAGATAATACAGTAGATGAAATGGACGAAACAGAATCTCTGACACCTCAACTTGATGATGAGGTAAACAAGTCAGTAATTAGTATAAATAATAGACGCAAATAATAGGGAGTTACCATGCAAATCCAAGAAGTTATTAATCACATTGCTGCTGGCGATAGCGTGGCTGCAAAAGAAAGCATAGAAAATATTCTATCAGCAAAAGCGTTTGATGCGCTTCAAACTCGTAAACAAGAAATTGCTTCAACTCTTTTTGGTGGACAACAGCAAGAACAAGAGCAAGAGTATGAAGAAGCGATTGAAGAAGGTATAAAGGGTGCTGCTATCGGTGGCGCATTAGGTTCAGTTGCTGGTCCAGTTGGTGCTGCTGTTGGTGGTGCATTAGGTCATGTTGCTGGCGAAGGTCTTGCTAGTTTAAGAAAAAGAACCGTTGCTGCAGGAAAAGCTTTTGCCACAAAACCATCACGTGATTAATCAATGAAATCTTTAGTAAAATTTAAATCTATTGTTGAAGAAGAAAAGTCCGACTATTCAAAGTTGGACATTCTTGTTCGTGCAGGCTTGGCAAACAAAGCACAGTTGCAACGCATTCATAAGATAATGGACAAGATGGGCGAAGAGCGTCCTGTGTTCAACAATGCTGATCGTGAAATCATGCGTAATCTTTTTAATCGCATGGCTGATTTGATTACAAGCAACAAGCAGATTTATACTAAAGCAAGACAAGCAGTTCGTGAAGATTTGAACGAAGCACGAAGCGACAGTGTTGGTAGTGCTTTTCCATTAGTACCGGATCCACCGGTTGTTTTGGTAATCAAACGCAAAGCAGTAAGATTGTATCCAGATGGTACTAGAGTTGCGCTTTATTGGAGTGACAAACTAAAGAAATATTTTAGCGTTCCATATGGACCAGCTTTAGATTCAACAATTCAAGCTGAAGAATACGTCAGAGAATTTTTAGAGTCAGATGAAATCGCTTTAAATGATGGTAATAATGTTTCTCTAAACGAACAAACAAAAGAAATGTTTATAGATGTTTATGGACGTTTAGATGAGCAAAACAAAGAATATTTTTGGAATCAATTAACAGAATCAGCATCAACATTTGGAAAACTCTATGAATTTTGTAGAACTAATTCTTCAGAATAAATTAGACGAAGCCAAAGAACTCATCTATGAAAAATTAGATGAGATAGCTTCTATTAAATTGGAAGAGGTAAAGCCATTCGTTGTTGATGAGATGTTTGAAGAGATTGAAGTTGACGAAGAAGTATTAGAAGAGGCTGCAAAGAAACGAAATCCTAATGTTGTTAAAATGGGTAGAGTTCAAAAGATTCGCCGCCGTATTCGTCGCAATAAAAAAGGTAAGATTATCGTACAGAAAAATGTACGCAAATCAGCACTAAAAGGATATCGTTTGTCTGGCAATACTGTAAAGCGTATACCAGCAACAACAAGATTACGTAAAGCACGTTTATTGAAACGTGCATGGAAAACAACAAGAAGAGCAAAACTTAGACGCACATTGTTAAAGAGAAAGATGTCAATGCGCCGTCGTAAATCTATGGGACTAAAATAAAATGCCATTTGAAATTACTAACAGTTTAAGAGGTCAATCAGTTATTCGTGCTGTTGATGCAGGCACTTATACAATCACACTCAATGATCTGAGGGCTAATGCAACGATTGAAACTGTAACTGCTGCCGATATTAAGAGAGTTATGTGGTCAACAAACGGTAGCATTACAATTACACGAAACGGTATTCCGCAACTTGCTTTGCATACCGGCGGTGTTATGGATTTTGCAGACTTTGCACATTCAATTGCAAATAACAATAATCAAAGCATCGTAGCAACAATCACAACAGGTGGTACTCTTATTATGGAAGTTTCTAAGTTTGCGACTTATAATGTTGATCCATACACAGGAGTAACTATCTAATGAAACTAATCAAAGAACATATTGAAGCCGTAAGATATCTTACTGAAAAAACAGAAGACGGTAAAAAACAAATGTACATTGAAGGTATCTTTCTTGTTGGCGATGCAGTCAACAGAAACAATCGTATGTACAAAATGGATACATTGCGTAACGAAGTCGCACGATATACAAAAGACCTTATTGAATCAAACCGTGCGCTTGGCGAATTAGGACATCCTGATACACCATCACTTAATCTTGAACGTGTATCTCATAAGATTGTTAGTCTGAAAGAAGACGGAAACACTTTTGTAGGTAAAGCACTCATTATGGAAACACCATATGGACAGATCGCTAAAAATTTAATTGATTCTGGCGTAAATCTAGGTGTTTCTTCACGTGCCCTTGGATCTGTTGTCATGACTAAAGAGGGTTACAATTTAGTTCAAGATGATCTACGTCTTGCAACCGCTGCGGATATTGTCGCTGATCCTTCAGCTCCAGGAGCATTTGTACAGGGCATCATGGAAAACAAAGAATGGATGTATGTTGAGGGTCGTTTTGTTGAGTCACATATTGACTACGCTAAAAAACAGATTCGTCAAGCATCTCGTAAAGAAGTTGAGTCTGTTGGACTTCAACTTTTTGAAAATTTTCTACGAAAACTTTAAAATTTATAAATAAGAAATCATAAGGAGATATTCAATGGCAACAAACAAACTAATGGAAGCAGCGGCAGAAATTCTTGCATCAAGCAAGTCTTCAGCTCCTGGTATGCCAATGCCTAAGTTACAGCACGACACTCCAGGTAATTCTGGAACACCTGAAGACTTGGGCGGTCCAACACCACAAAACAACAAACCAAGTGATGATTCTAACAAGCTTTCAAACAAAGCTAAAGACTCAGCTGGTTCAAATAAATCTTCATTGAACATGAAGCCATCATCAGCATCAGCAGATGTTCAACTTGGCGACAAGAACATGAAGTATGGCACAGGCACAGCGATGATGCCTGAAGAAGAGCATAAAAAAGGTAAAGATGTTGAAGACGAAGAGGATGATGACGATGATGAAGTTGAAAAGATGAAAGAGAAGATGAAAGAAGATATTGATTCTCTTTTTGCTGATGACAAAACCATCTCTGAAGACTTCAAATCAAGAGCAGCTACTATTTTTGAAGCACGTGTATTTGACCGTGTTGCTCAAATTCAAGAACAACTGGAAGCAGAATATGCTGGTCAGTTAGTTGAAGCTGTTGAAGTTATCAAACAAGAATTAACAGAAAAAGTAGACGATTACCTCAACTACGTTGTTGAGCAGTGGATGGATGATAACGAAATCGCAGTTGAAAGCGGTCTTCGTTCCGAAATCACTGAAGACTTTATTGCTGGTCTACGTAATCTGTTTGCTGAAAACTATATCAATGTTCCAGAAGACAAAGTTGACCTTGTAGAAGAACTTGCTTCTAAGGTTGAAGAACTGGAAGAAAAATTGAACGAAGAAATTGAAACTAACATTCAGTATAAGAAACAACTTACTGAAGCAGTTAAAGTACAACTAGTAAATGAAGTGTGTGAAGGTCTCACAGCAACTCAAGTTGAAAAGATTAAAGCACTCGCAGAGAGTGTAGAATTTTCCACAGAGGAAGAGTTCGTAGAAAAACTTGAAACAATTCGTGAGAATTACTTTCCATCTGGCATGAAAAAAGCCAATGCAGCACAACTTCACGAAACAGTTGATGACACAGATGGTAACGATAAGAAGGTCTCTTCAGATCCTTATGTTGCATCAGTCATGCAAGCAATTTCTAAAACAAAAATCTAATAATAATCAAAGGAGATACAAAGATGTATTTGTCTGAAAATCTACAAAACAAATGGGAAGGCGTCCTGGATCACCCAGACCTCCCAAAAATTGCTGATCCATACCGTAAAGCGGTTACAGCAGTTATCCTGGAAAACCAGGCTACAGAAATGATCAAAGAATCTGGTATGCTGCAAGAAACAGGTTCACCAACAAACTTTGCTGGTACAGGCGGTTTTGGTGGTGGTGCTGCTGCTGCAGGCCCAGTTGCTGGTTTTGATCCAATTCTTATCAGCTTAGTTCGTCGTTCACTTCCTAACCTGATTGCATACGATGTTTGCGGCGTTCAGCCAATGACAGGCCCTACAGGTCTTATCTTTGCAATGCGTACACGTTACGCAGGTCAGAGCGGTACAGAAGCATTCTACAACGAAGCTAACACAGCATTCTCTGGTGCTAACGGTGCAATCGTTGCTTCCTCAATGAGCATTTCTGGTAACACAACAGACTATCTGTTTACTGGTAACGCTGCTCCTACAGGCGCAATGACTACTGGTTCTGCTGAAGCATTGGGCGACGGTGCAGCTGGTAACACATTCCAAGAAATGGCATTCTCAATTGAGAAAGTTACTGTTACAGCACGTACACGTGCATTGAAAGCAGAATACTCAATGGAACTTGCACAAGACTTGAAAGCAGTTCATGGTCTTGACGCTGAAACAGAATTGGCTAACATTCTGTCCGCAGAAATTCTTGCTGAAATCAACCGTGAAGTTATCCGTACAATCTACAAGATTGCTAAACCAGGTTGCCAAGCAGGTACGACAACACGTGGTGCATTCAACCTAGACACAGACTCAAACGGTCGTTGGATGGTTGAAAAGATCAAAGGTCTTGCATTCCAGATTGAGCGTGAAGCAAACCAAATCGCTAAGACAACCCGTCGTGGTAAAGGTAACATCGTTATCTGTTCCTCAGACGTAGCATCCGCTTTGGCGATGTCTGGTATTCTTGACTATAACTCAGCACTTGCTGGTCAAGTATCACTGACAGTTGACGATACTGGTAATACA